TTTTTGCACCCAATACAGATGAAGTTACAAGTAGAGCTTCGTTTTCTTTTGTATAGTTTGCTAATGCAGATACATCAAATCCCATTTTATTTTATTTTTATTTGTTTAATAAAGCGTTTCTAAATTTCTCAATCCTATCGTACTTCATTGAGTGTGTAGTTACGTTAGAACCGAAGTTGTTTTTTGGCTGCGCAATAGGTTCAGCGTTAGGTGTCTTAGTAAGTGCTTCTATTAACTCAGCTACTTGACTAAAGCCATTCTTAACTTTTGCCTCTAATTGTGCTACTTGTGTTTTAAGATTTTCATTTTCGGAAACTAAAGCAGCGATTTCTTCTGCCATCTTTTCTTCCATCTTCTTACCCATTTCAGCAGGAGTTTCTTCAGCGACTTCCGCTTCTGCTTCTGGAGTTTCGATAGAAATGATTTTAGAATTTTCGTCTAACTCAATTTGAGTTCCGTCTGCTAATTGGTGTTCTCCCATTGGTGCAGGACTTCCATCTTCCAATGTAACTTGACCGCCGATAGCAAGTTCGCTAATCATAACCTTTGTACCATCTAAAAGGCTATATTCTGCGAATGTAACAGGTACTTCTTCGATTGGTGCTTCAATAGGTGCAGGAGCATCTACCATTGGCATATCTTCGAACAAAGCCCTAATTTGCATAATTGCATCTTTTGCGTTCATCATTCTTTTTGTTTAAATATTAATAAAAGATTTTGTTTATCATTTAACTCGTTGCAATATTTCCTTTATTGCATTCATAAGTTCTTGTTCTTTGCTTGGCTTTGTCTTGTAGGTAAACAACCCTTCTACGCTAAAGCCTTTAAATTTGCCCTCTTTTACATCGTTCCACACGCCTTCATTATCTACTTTGAAAGAACCAAACCACGAGCCGTCAGGTGCATCTTCAAAACCCTTCATTGGTTGTATTCCTCTGCTTTCGTCTGTAATAAAGCTTTCAAACATAGTAACCCCTTCTACTTGTTGTTCAGGGGAGTGCATCAAGTTTACGTTTGATTGGTAGCCTCTTTTGAAAAACTTTTGAGCAATCTTAAAAATAGTATCTTTAGAGAACACCACATAATAATCGCCATAAGTAGCATCACTGCGAAAAATAGGTACATCAGCAAGCATAAGAGGTCCAGAAATAATACGCTTATCTTCGCTAACCACTTCAAATCGTTGTTGGTTTTTAAAGGCATTCCAATTCTTTTGAATAGCAGGTTTGTCTACGAGTGCTACATAGTCCACTTCGGCATCGTCATTCATATCCTCGCTAATGTCTAATAAATAAACAGGTAAGTCCATATTTCTAAATATTAATGGTTTTAAATTGTTATCATTTAACCAAACCTTGCTCTTTGCTGAATAGCTGCAATCCTTTGTTGGTTACTTGTTACATCGTTCTCGACAACATATGCCCTAACGGCTTGGTTGCCTATTGCGTTAATAGATTGGCTATCTAAAGTAGTTGTTTGGGCTTGTGGTTGTGGTGGTGCAACAGGCGCAGAAGCATTTAAGCTTGGGGTACTTCCACTACTTCCACCAGGGACTCCTGGCAGTGGCGTACTAATAATCTTCTTTACGCTTAGTAAACCTTGTGCGATTGTACTACCTGCTGCCACAAAGTTAAAAGGGAATGGAACATCTTTTAAGGCTCTTGTCGCACCCGTGTAAGTATTCATTACGGCTTGTGCAATACTAAGTGCCTTACCTGCTGCCGATTCTTTACCTACTATCTCAATGGCAGTGTTAATACCCGTGTTAAGTATTGCTAACTTTTGGTCTTGCACCGCCCTTTCTATTGCAATTCTACCCGTTGCGGTTTGCTTATCAAAGGCTTCTAATTCGGCAGCCGTTGCCTTCCTTGCCACCATTTCCTTCCTTTCTAATTCCCTTCTTTTATCGTATAGGTCGAATTGGTCTTGGAACGTCGCCTCTCCTAAAGCCTTATTTAAATCATAATCGGCTTGTGCTAATGCAATAGTTTCTGCTCTAAATTTAGATTCTTTATCTAATTTAGCTTGTAAGATAGCAGCATCTAATGCAACAATTTGATTGTCTATTTCTGCTTTTTTTTCTGCAAAAGCTATCTCTGCATCTGCTCTCGCTTGTGTACCTGCTTTAGTATTGTTAATATTATCTTGTAGCCTTTTTAATTCTAATGTAGCTTCTTCTTGTGCTATTTGCTTTTTAGTAGTTTGCTTTAATACTTCGTCTTTAATTAAGTCGGCATTAACTTTCCTTTGGTCAAGTGCTATCTTATTTGCACTTGCTGCAAGTGAAGCATCTATTGCTATTTTTTCTTTTGTTAATGCAACGGCATTGGCTAATTGCTCCGACCTTAAACCTGCTACTTGTGCTTCTACGGCAGCTACTTCATTTTGTGCTTCAATCAATGCGGCTTGTAATTCTACACTTGATTTGTTTTGTGCAAGTTCGGCAGCAGCCGCAGCTACCTTTGCTTGTGCAAGTTTTTTCTGTGCTTTTTCTTGCTCATTTAAAACTTCTCCTAATTTGTTATTAGCCGCTATTCTGTCATCTACGCTTTGGAACTCGTCATCTCTAATTTGTCTTAACTGCTCGGCTTGTCTATCATACTTTTCTACAAGACCTGCTAATTGTGCAGCAGCAATTTTTGCACTATTTTGTAAAGCAATAGTCGCCTTTGCTTGTTCGTATACCGCAGCTACGTTAATCTTAGATGCCTTTTCTACTACACCGCTTACAACATTACCTACCGACTTTGCAGCTTCTCCAAAGTTGTTGTAAATATCCTTACCTGCTTCTACCGCATTCTTTCCTGTGTCTTTTAAACTATCCTTAGTTTTATTAATGTTCTCGGTAAGCTCCTTAATAACCTTTTGGTCTTTATCTCCTAATGGCGACTTCTCCCAAGCAAGTTGTATCTCATTAATAACTAATTTAAGTCCGTCAAATGCTAACTTTAAAGGAGTAACGGCAAGTGTAAATACTCCACTTAATACTTTACCAAGTGCAGCAAAGCCATTTGTATTCTTACCTACTTCCGAGGTTACATCAATAAAGATGTCTATAAGCGTAGATATAATCGTAGAAATAGTATTGAATACCGCAGCTACACTATCGGCTACCTTTTGGTTCTTACTAAGTGTTTCTTTAAAGAAATTAAAAGCACCTGCAATAACACTAACTACACCTAACGACTTAATGGTATTACCTAAAGTAGAAAACGCACCTTGTCCTTGTTTAGCCGACTTGGTAGCCTCTTCGGTTTTGTCAGTAAGTTTATTTATATTCTTTTCCCCGTCTTTAGTATTAACGTTTATTTCGAGGTTAAATTTTTGAGTTTCTGCCATTAGTATTCTGTTTCTATTACTTTAAGAAATGATAGTTTAGTAGTGTTGTATTCCATTGGGTTAAAGTTTTCGACTTTGTTAAGCCTAAATAATACGCCATCTATCCATATATACTTACTAAAATCTAAATTAAAAATATCTACAATATCTAATAAACCAAAGCACGTTAAAAGCTTACTATCCTTGCTTGTTATTTCAGCAATGTAAGGGCTATGATAAGCATTGAATACATTTGTTGTAGGATATCTATTAGGGCTAAATTGTAGTTCTTTAGGTGCGCCAAAGTTTATGTCATTGGTAGGGTTAATAGGGTCATCTAAGTGTCCTGCGTAACCATAGCTTGTATAAGATGCTAAAGTAGTAGAACCATTCATTATTGCCCAACTACCTACACTCGTAATCTTTTTTGTTTGCATTATACGAATAATACTTTCTATGCTATCTTCTGCACTATTTGTGTTTGACTTCTTATAGATTGCAGGAAATACTTTGTCTTGTCCTGTTTGCTGAAACAATACAGATGAAGCAAATATTACTTCTAAGGTGTCGGTTTCTTTTACGAAATCAAACTCGGTATCGTATATAAAATCGCCATAACCTTCGGTATATTTCTTACGATAGTTTTCGCCATAGTAATCATTATCTGGTGTAAATTTATAGTTATAGTAACGGGCATTAATCTCACTCATTGGCTTTATGCTCAAAGGTTTTGACCTATCTATTTTGTTAGTCCAATCTTCCGCATTAGCCGACACATTAGGATAGAAGTCCACAAATGGACTAATAACAAGTTCCTTGTCGTTAAACTTATTTTCATAAACGTAAAGGTTAAACATCTTAACAATGCTTAGAAAGAAATCTCTTTGAAATATACCTTTTGGAATAGTATTGTTAATAGTAATTGTTTCTCCTAAGTTAATTTTAACCTGAGTAGGTGTGCTTGTGGTTACACCTATTTCGCCCATTGTTATATCAAGGATAATTCCGTTACCTAATATTTCAACTTGCATTGTGTCAGTATTAGCAAAGGTAACTCCGCTAACAGTGAACTCGCAATTCATAAAGCTACTAACACTTGCATCAAAATCTTGTCTACCTATTTCCGTGTTATTCTTTTTAAGTATAACGGAATAGTTTGGTAATGGTGGATTGTAAAATGTAACATTACCTCTTAATAAAACTTTAACATCTGTTGTAATTGTAACACCGCTACCATAGGTAAATAACTGACCTAAGCCGTCAAGTGTAAAGCTACCTGCGGTTACCATTGTATATTCTACAAAAGAACTTAAGTTAGTGTTTATAGTTATTATCTTTGCTGCTGCGTTAAGGCTCGTATTGTTTAAAGCAGTAATGCTTGTTTGGTTATGCGGAATTATTAACCTATTAAATAAAGCACTATTAAAGAATGGGCAACTAAAAGTATAATCTGTACCTGCAAATATTTTTTGGATATACTCCTTAACGTATAAAGCAGGTCGAAACGTTGTATATTGGAAGTCCTTTTTAAGAGTTCCATATTGTCCCGTGCTAACGTTTCCGTAATCTATAAGTGGATAGTAATAACCCGAACCACCTGCGTTATCCCAACTATTGCTAATATTAGCTACGCTATAAGTATGGTTGTAAGCACTAAAATCTAAATCTTCTAAACGCTTATTCCCTAATTGGTTAATAAACCCACCGAGTTCGCCAAATACACTACATTGATACTCGATTGTTTCTTTGTCGATAACTATTTCCAATATTCGTAAAGTGCCTTTAAATATCTGCACCTTATCAATAAAGATTTTGCAGTTAGCTTGTTTAGTTACATTATAGTTATACCCTACGTTTGGTAAGGTGTTATCCGTAAAGTTAGCGTTGTTAAGTTCGAAGATATAACCAAACACTAAATTGTTATTTGCCGTTCCTGGTATGCTTATTGTTTTGCTAAAAGAAGTATTGCGACTACCGAACTCGCTTACGTCATCAATAGCATAAGTAAACTCGGTAGATATATCTTGCAATAAATCAATCTTTCTTTCTTCTATATAAATCTCTGTGCTAATCATTATCTGAATTGGCTTGTTAAGTATTTACCTACTTCTATTTCAATCTCAAAGTTAAATAGTTTGTCTGCACTTTCTAACTTGTACTCGTAATTACTTGTACTTATGGTAACAGGGAAATAAGCACCAAGTACTTCCATATAAACAATAGGACTCGATACAAGTTGAGCCAACCACGCATAATCTTGTTCGCTAACCCAATCAGAAGTAAGCCTATATTTATCCTTATGCTGAATAGCATAGTTGAAAGTCGTTTCGTTATATCTGTTATATCCATCAATGTTTGTCATTTGTCCACCTACAAGCTGCCAATCGCTTCGCCTATATGATGCTCTTTGATACTCGCTTGACCTTCTATTTACAAGGGCAAACTTCTTTGTGTCCCAACCGCCTAATCTATTTAGGAACTCTAAGTTAAATTGTTGGTATTTAGGATAGCACTTATGTCTTAATTTAATAACTCTTGTTTGTGCGCCACCTCTTTTTAAATAGAAATTATAGCCGTAAGTATTCTCGTCTATAATCGTTCCACTTGCCCAGTCATTAATATGTCCTGCTTGTAGGTTAAACATATTGAATTGACCGCTTAAGGTTATGTTACCCGATACAGTATTGGTAACCACATCTCCTTGCCCTAATACTTCTACCCAAGCCGAATAACCGCCCGTTGCTATGCGTAGGAACGTAATGTAAAAGTTATCTCCGTATTCAAGTGTTATTTCGTCTGTGTCTCTTTCCGTCAAGAAGTCATCGGTAAAGTTTTCTAATAGTAAATTATCATAGTAATCAGATAGCACTAAAGGTGTCTCATTCTTTGTCAAGAATACGTCTGCAAACAATGGTGGCACAAAGTTATAGGCTGAGTAGCTGCCCGATGCTAAGTTAGTAGTTGTAACACCGCTTACCTCTTCTCCCACTCTTAATTGATAATCTACTTTTATCTTGTCATTTGATGCTACAAGTATTGAGTTACCCGAAGGCTCAAAGTAGTTAGTTACAAAACTTCTAACCATTGGCGATGCGTTAAACACGCCGTAGCTACCTTCCGCACTTGGCGAAGGAAATACTTTAGAACGTATTACTTGGCTTCCATTGATATATACATCATATACGAACTTAAAGTTTGTAGTTCCGCTATTTGTAGAACTTGAAACAAACCAAAGGTTATCGTGCATTGACGAATATGGTGCAGGGCTACTTGTTATTGTAATTGCCATTATTTGTTATCTTTTATTTCTTTTGATATTTTAGCAGATGCCTTAACTGCAAAGTCGCCTAATAAAGCATAGGCTACATCTTGCGTAAATTTATTATTGAATACCTGTGCAATAGCATTGTCAAAGTATTTAGTTTGCTCAATACCCTTCTTTTTAATAGAAGAAGATATTGCATAGGCTAACCTTTTCTTATTGGTAGCATCGCTTACTACCTTTTTTAATGATTGTCTTTTGGTTTCCGTCTTATCTATTTCCCCTTTTTTGTTGGTAGCTACGCTATCAGTCCTAACGCTTTTTCTTGCCTTATTAAGCCAAGTAAATATGTTAGCTGCCATTTTCCTATTAGGGTAAGGGCTTTTAAAAGAGTAAGGAGTATTGCTTGGGCTTCCACTATCATAACCCTTAACCCCTTGATTGATGAAATCAAAGTACTCCATTTGTTTGCTTCCTAAAGGGTAGCCTAAATTCAAAGTATATTGATTGCCAAACTTTGTGATAACGGGTTGCGAAGGCTCGGCTAATAAACCAGAACTTATTGAGCCTGACTTTTCAAGGTTCTCTTGGATAGCATCGTTAAAGGCTATGCCATATTCGTAAAGTACCTTCTCAAGCAATGGCAGTTCGTCTTTCTTAACAACGTTATAGTCGCCCCCTTTAATCTTATTAAAGAAGCCTTCTCTTAAAGCCTGTAATTGATTTCTACTAATACTCACGCTAATAAATATAAGGAAGGTCTAAAAATAACTAACCCTACCAAAAATGGCAGGGCTTGTCTGGGGGTCTTGGGGTCTTATTTAATCTTCCTAATGGCTTCGGCATCAAAGTCCGACTTGGCTTTTAAATATGATAAGCTATTTAAGTAATGTATTATTTTAAGTTCGTAAGCATCTTGCAAAGGTATAGCTTCGTACTCCGATACTATTTTGGTACAATATTGCCACCCAAAATATTCCATAAAATTGCTGCCACCTTTTGTGCCTTGTCCTGTTCCATATTCTCCTTTAGTAGGCTCTTCTCCAAAAAGTCCTGGGTAATTGGAGTCCAATCGTTGAATACTTGATAAAAAAAAACAACCGAATAATAAACCTCTTTGAAATTGGCAAACAAAAAGTCATTA